GGCCAGGTACCGTTAGGTACTGTTGTTTTAAGTCGATTGTCACACTGATTATGGGGCCCCCAGTTCGTCAACTGGTTCAGTGTGCCTGTTTAGTTTTTAGCTTTTTATTTTGTTTTTGAAGCAAGCTAACTAAAGCCTACAAATTATTAGGTGAAATGCTGTTGTGCGATTGAAAAGAAACAGATATATATATATGGATTATAAATCTTTAAGTAGTCCGTAACTGACAGGAGCTGGAATACCAACCCCTTGCCCTAACATAGATAGCCCCGTCTTAGCAGCGGCTTTTAAACCACGGATAAGCCAAGTGCTCATGCCCTGTTTTGCGTCCTGTGCCATCTTACTACCAGCCAATTTATTAGCCACGTGTCCCATTGCTGTAAGCAAGTGAGGTTTGTGGTCGGCAGCTGGAGTAGCAATAGCGGAAGTGATAGTCCCAAGTGCAACTTGAGCCTCTAAATTGATATACACTTCAAACTGCAGCGCGCCTGCTGCAGATGCGGGCAACCCGCTCGCGTATATCACCACTTCGTCCCAGGGACAAGCACTTGTGATGTTGGAGTAATCCATGAAACCATTACCAACGGGTTTCGAAATCCATTGTGTAGTAGTCTCAGTTAGTGGGTAAGTCTTCGTTTCTTCGAAGAAACTACTAGCAGCATTCACACCGTTGCCAAGTGACGGACCTGTGATGACAGTGAAAAAGCCAGATTGAGAAGTCGGTGCCAAGGTCGTATAGACCTTGACTCCCCAACTGACAATCCGATAATCATCGAAGGCCGAAGCAAGAGCAGCGTTGTCTGTAGTAGCAGTTGCAGCACCGAAAGTAGTGATGACATCTCCAGTAATTGTAGTGGCAATTGATTTGTGCGCCGCCAAACTAGGTTGGAAGCGTACAGCAAGTTTGCCAGTAGCGTCAGAAGAAACAGTATGACGATTAACCAAACTAACAGCAACGCTTTTAGTTGAGTCGACGTCAGGCAGCTTTGAACCGCGTGCTTCTGGACAGAAGGGATTAGATAGACCATGGAGTTGGTTGACATCAGATTGTGATGCAGCATAGCTCAAAGATCCCCTTGTCTTACTAGAGGGTTTCCCAGTAGTGTATTGGATGTTCTTGGTATTTCTTTTGTTCTTTACCATTGTATTATTATTAAGTTGTTCTAATTTGTACCGTTGTTTGTTGTTAGAGAATGTGATTAATCTATGATTGTATGTAATTGATTTGATAGAGTATTCACAAGCACGGCCGGACGTTGTATCATTGTGTTAAAATTACGAATATCGTTTTCTAGTACGATCTGTGTGTCGGGCGGGATATTGAATGCTGTGTAGAAGGATACACGAGCCTCATCAGTAGGTGCCTGAAATTTTGGTTTCATACCTTTAGCTAAGAATTCCATACCAGAGTTGTACAATCGGTCACGTTCCGGACCGTGTATCATACTCTTATAGAACTCTCCAAAGATAGGCATATCACCCGCCAGTGATAGACCACACCAACCGACGCTGCTGCGCAGTTGTATCATCGTCTCTACATCCGTAGAGCTCTTCAACGACAATGAGTCTTTTCCAAGACAAACTATAGGATCTCGCACAAATCTGTAATTTTCCCCATCAAATACTGGCCGCGCCTGGCAAAATTCAATGTGTTCAATTACAGAACAAGTACCCTCAAGTTTCATAGTAAATCCAAATTTCAAAAAGTATTCTTGAAACGTAGAAAGTACTACCTCTTTGTCGCTTTCTTCCACAATCAGCACTCCATCATCGCCGTCATTCATGTATTCATAATGTTTGACTCCAATGGAAGCCATGAAAGCATAAGTCATACCACACATAGTCAAGCAGTTACCACACGCAGTGTCCATATCACCCGACATACGGACACCGTTAAGTGTGTATTTGTAACCACCATCATTGGTACGAATGAAACAAGTGTTGGTTTTCCGAAAAGTATTGAGTCGATGAAGTTCTTCCCTATCCATGGCCAACTTCTCTTCAATACTATGTTCCCAGTCGATCACATCCCTAGAGACGTGCTGGTCAAACCGAGAGGCGTCCATCATAATTGCAAATGGTTTTATGAATTTGTCCCATTTGGTCTTTACAATTATTCCTCTCTCACTTGCGTTCAGTCCTTTCATGACTGTCGTGCTACCAAAAACCGCTGCAATGCCGCGGAAAATCGGTTTCTCCATAGGTTTTAAATGAACTCCTATAGCAACATTAAATCTAGCAGAACGGGGAGATATGATTCTTGGACAAGGATCACATTTCCGGGTGAGATTCGTCTTCTCATCCTTGACAAACGGCACGATATACGCATCCCTCCTTTCGACAGGTGAAACAAGTAAATCGGCAGCCGTCCTCTCATACATAGCTCGCTTCCTACCAACATAGGTGTCGACGAATTCCTCCGTGGACATTGTTGGTACTCTACGAACCGCATGAAGAAGACGCTTACTAAAGCCCTTCATCTCCGCTCTGACAAACCCTACAGCGGGTTGGGGAGGGAGAACTTGTTCTCCATCCTTCGTCACTGTAAGCACACGTTCAATAAGCGCGCGCGTTAAATTGTCATAGGAATTGTTGTGCACTCCCCAACTCTCATTACCCCCCGCGGGGTGAAGTAAAACTAACTTCCGAGTTCGAGAACGTTGATACCCAAAGCACTTGATGGCTACGACTTTGTGTCCCAATTTCTCAACAAGTTTGAATATTTGTTTCTTGTTGTATGAATGTTTGGAACTAAAACCATCAAGGTACTCCGGGCACCATTACGCATCATCCGTGATGCGAGGGTAACCTCCATTAAGTATCAACTTACTCAATGTGTCCACTCTCACATCATATACCACGCCGGAGTTAATGATACTATCAACACACATCTCCATTGCTGTCGGAGTGTGAATCAATATCATTACCTTTGGTAAGTCACGAATAATGTGCACTGGTCTATGGCCATGTTCTTTCATAAGGCGTCCCGCTAACATACGCGCGGACTTAGATTGAGCCTTACTGGACGGGCGACCACCCATCCTAATCACAACTTCAGCTGAGATGTCAAATACGAACCGTCCGTACTCACCGCTAAATGTGTCGTCGTGATTGTGTACCACCATGCTGGTACCGTCTGAGTGCTGTGCGGTAGATGGCCTCATCCACACCTCACGCTCACGAACTGCTGTACCTACCCAAAAGTAGTTAGACAATTTCGTGTGCTCATTGCGTATCTTACGATACGCAATACGGGCCCCCAGTAGCCCTACGATTGTTGTAAGGATCGCTAATCCCCCAGTGGCGTTTGATCTAGACATCAAACGCCCTGCCGATCTCCACAATGTGGCGATCGCACGATGCTTATCTTGAATTGACA